AAGTTATTCATCTCATCCTTTACACTGTAACACTTGCTGGATGTAGCGTAAGAGAACATAACAGCGTCTCGTGGGTGGTGCATAAGTCCGAGTATCTCTAACATATCTTCTTCCCGCAGGTCTTCGTACAGATCAACAGCATCCATATCAGGTTGTGCTTCATCTATCCTAAGCTCCATAACGTCTGCTCCTTGGTATCATCATCGATTCAAACTCTGCCGCTAATAGTTTAACTGGTAAAGCAGAATCGGTAACAACTTCTATCTTTGCTTCGTTAGGTTGACACTGTACGGGGAATCGGAAGTGACCGTCCTGTGGGGTAAAAGCATTAAGTGTTAAGTTAGCACCAACGATGTCAGGATTAAATGCGTATGTATATTTGTCTCTGAACTTCGGAGTTACTTCTACAGTGAAGTGTCCAGTCTCTGCGTAGTTCAAGCTACCGTTACGGATCGTTTGAAAAGCGTAATCAGATGCACTTCGTCCGCCCCGCTCTGTTGGTTGTTTAAGTGTTTGATCGGAGAACCTGTACAACATATTGTACGGTATACCTATAAAGAAGTATTTATCGTTGTTGTAGAACTTACCAGCAGACCAAGCAGGAGCAGAAGATACATCAGTACTAACAGACCAATATGTAACATTAGGAGTTACAGTAGTATCAACAGCCACAAAAGAACTAGGAGATGTATGTGTAGTTTCGCATTTATAAATCGTACCACCCTGTGTTACATAATTAGCTAGATAACCACTAATACTTAAAGAGTTAGAACCTGCTATACTTACAGCTCTCTCATTACCTAACTTAGTATACAGAGCTATATCGTTTGCTAGACTTACGTTGTACTCAAAACCACTTATCGTAGTAGTCTTAGACGGTGCGTCGTAGCTAGTAGTCAATTCACTACCGTCCACTTTACTATCAAGATATAACGTATAATCCAACCCAGCATCTTTTATACCATCTTCAAGTGTAAGTTTCTCAAGGTGTAACCCGTCGTCGTCCTTAGTGAATAGATGCAAGTTACTGTCAATAAAATCAAACCCTCGTATCTCCCGACCAAAGGTGAACTTCATCCAAGCACTCTGTATCTTTTCTTTGTTCGACCAGAAGTACTTATACACAAACAATGTATTACGATCTCCGCTTGTACCAACAACAATAGTATTCTCTGCTTGTGAACCAGCTATCTTCTCTACTTGTTTTGTTATGTATTTAGGAATCTGAGAGGTTATCTCTTCGCTGTGGAATGTCTCTGTATTGTTATCAACAAAGTATTCGTACATCCCTTCAAAGTCATTCCGTCTAAAAGTGAAGTATATATAATTACCTAGAGCTATTGGTTGTACACTGTCTGATATATCGTACTCAGTAACAGGAGATATAGCTACAGTCTTAGGACTTAATATGTCAGCTCCACGTAATACAAACTGCGATTGCTTACTGAATAACATCAGCTTCTCTTGGAACGGTACAGCGTGTTGAAGAACAGCTACCTTTGTGTGGCTTAATCCGACGTCTATTGGTGCACTGTCTAGTAGCTGTTGTGTGGTAGTACGGAAGAAGTTAAAGTATTCATCTGCTTCACTAAAGATAACATTGCTATCTGTGAGGAATCCTAAACGGTTCTTAAAGAAGAATACATCGTTGATCTTATTACCTACGAAAGATGGGAATGGGTTGGTTTCGTCGTTACCTGCTCCTCTACTACGCCATCCGTTTTCTGCTGGAGGTGTCGGGTTTAAATCTTCCTCTGGCGTTTGTAGTTTAAAAGAACTTATATTACCGTTTCCGTTTAAAACAGGAACTAGAGTAACAGGCATAGTGGTTGCATCTAAATCAGTTTCTATAGCAGTAAGTGCTCCACTCTCCGACTCATCTCTTGTCCACCCTACAGTCTCCACCCAAGTACCTTCTCCAAACTCTGATTTATCTTTAGTAGTAAACCTTACAAAGTAATCGTCTTGGTCTATATCTGCATCACCTATTACCTTTACAGTAAAGTTATTAAAACAAGACTTAGGTAAATCAGTAATACTACCTACTTCTTGATAAGCTAAACCTAAAGCTTCGTTCGATAATCCATCTTCGACTCTTATTTTAAAAGGACCGTCGCTGCTCTTTAAACGAATAACACTGCCTTTCCTAGTTATTTCTAAAGCTGTTCTGTTAGTAGTTACAGGAGTCCCGAATACAGGCGGCGTTGGGTTGGTATTAAAATTAGTTGAAAACCACCCAGATAAAGGGGAATTAATATATTGTCTTACTGTGAAAATAAAAGGATTAGCAGGATTAAAGTTGCTACCCTTCCTCACTATTTCGACATCTGTTAATTCACCACTGCTATTTACCGTGCATACACCTAGAGCTGTGGATTCAACCCCGCTTTGGCTTATTTCTACTTCAGCCTTATAATGCCTTTTACTGCTGTTTAGCTTGCCCGGTTGAGACCCCGGATTTAAATAAGGATCAGGTTGTCCGTATCCAGTACCAAAAGTAGCTATACTTACAGATTCTATACCAACAAGTGAGCCATCGAATTCATCCGTCAAACAAGTAGTTAAATCCTGTGCTATATAACCCGTGTCTGCATATTTAGCTGTAGAGCTTCCACCACTAATATAAGTAGCAGGTTCAAACCCGTGTTGTGTGTATGCGTGTGGATTGGAGGATAGAGTACTAGATAAAGGAACTAAACTATCATCTATGTATATACTGTAAACTTTATTATAGTCCCCTAACTTAACAAAAACGATAGCTTCATCCTCTGGTACTCGGCTTAATGTAGTTGTATCTTTAGCTACCTCTTTTTTGTTATTAACAAGGAATGTATAGTCAGCTACCGTCAGTGCTCGTAAGTCTGCTAACGGATTACTGATACCACTAAGATAACTAGTAGCTATAGAAGTTACAGATACCGATACATTGTTACCCGTCTCAAGATCAATAACACCTACTTGTCCAATCGATACGCTGTTACCCAACGATACCGTTACACAATACTTATTCGTCTCATCTCTCTTTACGAAGTGTGTGAATAAGTTAGCACCGGGATCACTATCTCCGATCTTCTTTGTGTATGTAGTAGGTGGTCTTTTAACTAACCCCTCAACAACAGTAGCCCAAGCGTTTATTTGTTCGTCACACTGACCGGGATACCTGAGATTGTCAGGCTGTTGTGATACGCCCTGTGCGAGATTCGGTACACTGTTTACTAACAGAGGCATCTCTTATCTGTCTAATACTCTTAGTACGCTGTAGTGGTCAAAGATAGTTCTGTCTGCATTTTCAGAGTCACTATCAATCGCCCGTGCTTTCGCTTCGATCTCATCCCGCAAAGCAAACCCTTCGATCTCCCTGCTTCCTAAGAATCTATTAGAAAAGATACGAGCAGCTTTAACTGTTATGTAGTGACGGAACTGCTCAGGCATATCTGTAAATGCTAACTCAAAAGTAATGGAGGCTTTAACCTCTTTGGTCCATACATCCGTGTGATTCTTTCTGTCGTATAACAAAAGTCCACGTTGTACTGGATCGCTGTCTGTATAAATTTCTGGGTCTAAGTCTACCCGAAGCGTGTTGCTTGGTAAGTTAATCTTAGACGTGGAAGCATCAGGAGTAAGTACGTACTCGTGCTCCGTATTAAAGTGCCAACCCTCTGACTGTACGGCTCTACTGGTTTCGTCGAGGACTGCTTCTGCTTGAACGACTGATACAGGAACGGCTGTACCTCCGAGAGTATTAACAGGGGCTTCCCCGATAACACTGATCATTGTATTTACTGCATTTAGTTTAGTCGTCAGAGCCATGATAAGTATAGATAAAATAATCAGTGGAGGGGAGCGGAACGAATCACAGACCTCCCCAACACCGAGAGAAGAGCGTTACGCTACTAGTTCGATAGCACACTCAGGACGGAGAACTCCGTGACCCATAGCATACTTAGCGACAAACAACGTACCTTGACGCTCGATCTGATACTCCGATTCGGTAGCAAGATCAAGCAACTTAACGGTTCCAACTGCAGCAGAGTGGGAGATAATCCCGAAGCTGTTACGGAAGTCACCATTGTATCCAACACCATTAATACCGAATACATCATTGGAAGAATCTCCGTCTCCGGAAGAAGTTCCGCTGAGGTCAGTTGATGGGATGTGGTTGGATTTGTAGATGCTGATACCAGCGATCTGAGGAACAGTACCTTGAGCGATGCTTCCTTGACCTCCGATGTCGGCGTTAACAGCAGACAGAAGGTTGAAGCTGTTGGAGCTGTCAGCACCAGTTACTAACTTGTAGTACTCTTGTGGGCGAAGAACGCAGAAACGACCGTCCGAAGGAACGTCATTCTCGTCGAGCTTTTGAGCAGCGGTGAAGAAAGCAGCAACTAAATCAGCACCAGTGAAAGAAGCTGGAGTACCAGCAACGCCGGGAGCTGAGAAGTCGTTGTTAGGGATGTCGAGCTGTCCACCTGCTTTTCCTACTTGAGACAAGTTAGCGGATTGACGAGCAGCTGCCATGAACACTTTAGCAAGAGCAGTGTCGAAACGAACGGCAAGAGCTTTACCCAACTCGTTAGCGTAAACGCTGCGGATGTCGTAGTGGTTCTTTACGTCGTCGATGTTAGCTAAGAAAGTGGAAGCAATAAGCATCTTATCGATGTTAATGATCTTCTCAGTTTTCTTGATGTCGCTGAGGTAGCTGTTTCCACCGTCGGCAATGTTTTCACCGGGAGTGTGGTAAGCAGCAGAAGCGATACCAGTTACTGGGAACTGAGCAGACTTTCCGCTTTCGATTGTTCTGATGGTGTGTAGTGCTTTGAAGACATTAGACTCTTCGAAGGTTTGCAGGATTTCTCCGCTGAACTTCTTGAGAAACAACGCATCGTTATCGGATCCGCCTTCAATAAGACCTACACGACTGGGGGAAGTATTTCCGTTTGCCATAATATATGATCTCCTATGTTAATTAATTGTGAATATGTGTTTGATTACCAGTGACTTTCACACCTTTCGTCTTCACAGGATTGTCCGCCGCAGCGGGTCGAGGGACTAGTTGTTGCTAGTTGTCGATTAAATTTATCTATTAGTAAAGAGGAAAAGTTCTTGACTGTCAACCT